CGGAAGTTCTTGTGTTCAGGTGTTACCACACTTGTCACAGGCACCCTGAGTTTGGGCTATCGCGTTCTTTCTTTCATTGTTGGACTTTTCGACTCTGCCGCTGTTCGCACATCTCAGATGTTGGGAATATCGGCGGAGTACACGAAGTTCATCAAAGTTGGAATGATGGTGTTGACTACCTGGTTAGGAGCTTTTGCATGGTCAAAGGTTCGCAAGTGCCCTTTCGCTCTCGTGAAGACGTTCACGGATTTCAAGAATTTGAATCCGTGTGCTTGTTCATGGTGTGAGACGCACTGGCGAGTCAATTTAGTGCAGGATACCACCCCCGTGGGCAGTGTTGCTCATGGAGTTGGTTTTCTGCGCTATCTTAGCCGTAACGACCCCGACCCGAAATGGAAAGAGATGTTCGCATCCCTATCTTCGAAGTTGCAGGCGGAGTCGGCTGAAACGAAGACTGTGCGTGCACGTACCCACGTGTATGCAGAGACTTCGAAAAAGTCGACTCCGTCTGAAGAGGCGTTGAGTCTCTCCCAAAGAGCGCGACGTTCATTGGCGGCTTTAGTCCCAATGTATACGTCGAACTCGAAGGAGGATTCTCCACGTCTCGTAGCGGAGATAGGTGATGTGATGCAACTCGAACGACATCAATCCATCACGACGAAGAACGCTGTTAGGCTTACTGCCGATACTTCTGGTAAGATGAACGCGGCTTTTGTTACAGGTAGAACCCTACTTGTGCCGAGTCATTTTCTCAGAAGTGTTGTTAGTGAGTTTACAGTACAGAACCCGTACAACCCCGTGACGACCGTTGTGAAGTTAGCAGATTGCAAGATCTCCCAGCTTACCGATTCTACTGGTAAGCTCGTGGACCTTGTGTTTGTGACACTGAGCAACAAAGTACCTGCACGCCCCAACCTGATTACTGCCTTTGCGAGTGCAAACGCGCTTGGCAAGATTCAGGAGGGTGAGATTTGTGTATCTGGTTTTCGTGAAGTGGCAGGGCGTTTATCCCTGTTTGATTTTCATAGTCCGGCTTTCGAGTGGTTTACTCGAGAGAAGGAATATGATAATAAAGCGAAGACTGAGGTGTACAGAGCTCACCATAGTGTATGGTATGAAGTGAATACTGGACCTGGCGATTGTGGATCGCTTGTGTACGTGAAGAATCCGCGTATCACGGGGAAACTCGTTGGTATGCATGTTGCTGGCAATAACGGACTTGGTATGGCTATCACCATTACTGAGGAGTTTTTGCGACGCAACTTGGAGGCTCATGTACAGAAGCATTCATTGGACACTCGTGCCATCGTAGATGCACGTGTTCCGTTCACCACAGAAGGCTTTGATGCTACTGTGGCGAGCGAGACACCTGTTGATACGCTGGCTAGTGCTGGAGACTGTCTAACTCTTGGTACACTCAGACAACCGTTTGTGAGTACAAAGACGCAGATACGACCTAGCGCGATACATGGAACGTTCACCCCGACTATGGCCCCTAGTCACCTTCGCCCTTTCAGAAATGAGAGTGGTTTTGTCGATCCCTTGCGGAAAGGCATACAGAAGGTGCTAGGAGAACAACCGAATGTTGACATGGAGTTGGTCGACATCGCTGTAAACGATGTCGCCCAGGTTCATGACACGACCGACACCCGACGCGTCCTGACGTACGAAGAGGCTGTGGTGGGTGTGCCGGGTGAGGAGTACTTTACTCCAATAAACCGACGCACCTCCCCTGGCTATCCGTACAACTTGGACAACCCGAAACAAGGCAAGAAACACTGGTTTGGAGAGGACGATGAGTACATCATCAATGAGGATGTACGCACCGACGTCGAAGAACTGTTGGATCACTGCCGAAACGGACGGCGTGGTGATGTAGTTTACATTGCTACGCTTAAGGACGAACGACGCGCACTAGAGAAGGTCAGGGCTGGCAAGACCCGTGTGTTTGAGGCTGCTCCGATGCATTACGTAATTGCTGTGAGAATGTATTTCATGGCTTTCATCAGTTGCGTGATGACTCGGCGTATCTCGAATGAGGTTTCTGTCGGCATTGACCCCTTTAGTATAGAATGGACCCGGATGGCTCACTGGCTCCAGCGGTATGGCCGTGGCTGTATCGCTGGAGACTTCTCGAACTTTGACGGGAGTCTCCTTCAGGAGATTCTATGGAAGCTGTGTGATCTCATCAACGATTGGTACGATGATGGAGAGGAGAACAAGAAAATCCGCATTGTGTTGTGGGAAGAATTGTGCAACTCTCGAGTACTAGTTGATGGTGAGCTCATACAGCAGACGCACTCACAGCCCTCTGGTAACCCCCTTACCGTGATCATCAACTCGCTTTATAACCAAGTTATAATGCGAGTTGCTTATCTCGAATGTAAGAGGCGAGCTGGATACCCGCTTGTGTGTGACTTCCGTGACTGTGTCGGTTTGCAGTGTTACGGAGACGACAACGTGCTCAACGTGTCTAAGGGTGTGCAGAAGTGGTTCAACCAAAGAACTATAACTGAAGCCCTCAAGACCGTTGGTGCCACGTACACCGACGAGGCGAAGTCTGGAGAAGTCGTGGATATGCGAGAGCTGTCCAATGTGTCGTATCTGAAGCGACGCTTTGTCGAGGATGAAGGCCATTATTGGGCTCCCCTCGAGTTGAGTGTCGTGAAAGAGATGACTAACTGGATCCACGGCGACGATAGAAAATTCGCCACTGAAGAGAATGTCAAAAGTGCCTTGCATGAGCTAGCGCAGCACGGACCGCAGGTCTATGGAGAGCTGAGCAAAGTACTGCGCGCAGCATGCAAGGAGGCTAAGCTTCAAGTGCGTTTCCCATCGTGGCTCGAGTATGAACGCGAGGCGCGAGGGGATCCCTACTTGCAGTAGACTACCCTTTTCACGTTTTCCACAGTAACGTAAAAACTGTGGTGTTTGCCCCCATAACATAAAAATGCGGGGAACCTTAAACCTACATTGCGGCTCACATATATCTCGAAAATGTGAGTGACGATCGCTGTAGGCTCCGCTTGCGGAGTAATGGTAAGCTATTTAGCTTGGGCGCCATTCAAAGCCCAGAGTTGTACTAAGTTTAACTTGACTAGTGCGTGAAAAACCCGAAGTTGCTAACCCAGAACTAAACCCGAATATGACTGATAACCCTGTTGACGAAATGACCGGCGTGAGTACTGATGTGCAGGTGTCTCCTCCCGAGGAGGCTCTACCTAGCACGTCGGCACCCATGGCGCTGAACGACACGATCACTCACGACCTCACATCAGTGTTGGAACGCCCTGTGCTTCTAGCTAACGGTGTGTGGACGACTGCGGACAACCCTGTTCCTTGGAATTTACCGCGATCGGAGTTTCCTGACGGCAATCCCCCTTTTCTGGAGTTCAACTTTCCACAAGACATTATGGATAAGTCACTCCCTATTAGGGAAAAGCTAGGAAACTTCCGGTACCTGCGGTCGGACGTGGAGTTTGAGTTGAAGGTGAACGCGAACCAGTTCCAACAGGGCTCGTTGCTGGTGGTGTACAATCCGTACATTAACTATGTTAATGAGTTCAGAAAGAACGCAACGCGTTTCCTTCCCTCTCTCTCCTCTCTGCCCCATGCGGTGCTTTCCTTGGAAGAGACCAACAGTGTCAAGATGCTCGTACCGTATGCGAATATATACGATTATTTTGACCTCGGAAACGACCTTTCTCAGTTTGGTACGATTCAAGTTTACGTGCTTTCCCAGCTCCGAGCGAGTAGTGACGCTGAGCGTGTGGGTTTTGCCTGCTTTGGTCGACTAGTGAAACCAGAGTGGTATACACCTACTCCCTTAACGCAAACTACACAGCACGGAGTTGTTAGGCATGTTGCTGATTATGCTAACACTGCGGAAGAAGCCAAGACCATGATTTCTAGCCTTCGATCTAAGTTCGATCTACCTATGACTGCTGAGATGGATGAAGGGTCCGCTACTGGATCCGTCGCCCGTATCGCGTCTAACGTGATTGGAAAGATTCCTGGTGTTGCTCAAGCTGCGCACGCACTTGGTTGGATGTCGAGAGCTGTGAGCGGAGTAGCATCCGCCCTTGGCTTTTCAAAACCTACCAATACTGTCGTGCCACAGCATGTGCATAACCTACCGGCTAGTTACATGGCTCACGGTGAGGGGAAAGACATGTCAACCACCCTCGGCATGATAGCTGATAACGCTATATCCCCAGAGAAAGTTATCCCAGAACCCCAAGATGAGATGTCGCTGAAGTACATTCTACAGCGCCCTAACATGGTGGTTCGTTACGCGGTGCCCGCAGCTGACTTTGTAGCCAACAACCTACTTTTCAGCTTCGTGGTAGCGCCGGTGCAACCGAATCAGAAGCTCGGTGGTACTTTTGAAGAGCTTTTCCTTGGAACGTTTGCGTACGTAAGTATGCTATTTCGTTACTGGAGAGGTGCTATTAAGTTCCACATGAGAGTTATGAAGACGTTGTTCCATTCCGGAAGATTCGTGGTGGTGTACTTCCCCGGTGCAGCCTCCAATCAGATACCGAACGTTCTTACGGATGAAATCACGACCTGTTACAACACGATCTACGACCTGAAAACGCTGAGTTCATGCGAGTTTGTAATCCCTTACATCTCAAATGAGCCTTGGAAACGGACTTGTGTGACCAATAGTGACAACGCTTTGCAGGTGCAGGACCCATCAGTGATTACTGGAACGGTTGGTGTTTACGCACTAACTGATCTGATTTTCCCTGACACGGTTTCTGATACCGTTGACTTCGTGTTGGAGGTTTCTGCTGGCGATGACTATGAGCTTGCTCTTCCGAGTTTGCAAATGGCTGTTGGCTATGCTACAGAACCCCCTTCCGACGTGAACGAGTTTATCCTGCAAGGTGATGGAGCTACACTGAAGAGTGCTGTTGCGGCTAGTGCTGGAGACAAAGTTGTTCTTCAGCTGCCCGATAAGCAAGCGATCAGTGGGGCTTACTTCCCTGGTTACATTGGACTGAAACGTCCTGGGTTGAGCGGAACTTACACTTCTAGTAAGATGTCAGTATACGTTTCCCAGGGAGGAGTTCAGAAAACTGAGGCTTTGGAAGGTGTTTTCAACTTGGATTTCTTCCAGGGTGTTTGCATCGGCTGCATCTTCAGTAAAGAGCTCCTTTGGACCGAGACTAGCGATTTGACCGATTGTACTTTGACGATTCTCACGGTGGGTGCGCTCTTTGACAAGGACACACCTATGACTGCGGAGGGTAACGAGAATCTGTTGATTCCTGGTAACAATACCACTAGTGCTATCTCTTGCACGATGGGTGAATATGTCCTCTCATTAAGGACGCTTCTTAAGCGATTCACTATCGTGGCACGGTTGGCATCTGGTGTGTTGCGTTCCTATGGACCCAACATTGCTCGCGAATCTCCCCTGAATGGCGCACGGATTGTTCGCAGTGTTTCTGAGCTGGTACTCCCTGATACTCATTACTCCCTGATTAGTAACATTTATCGTTTCTACGCAGGAGGTACAAGAGTGAAAGTGTTTGCTAACTCTAGTGACGCTGCAATGACAGCAGGCTTGGTCGTCGAGAAGAATTTGGATTGTGCAGGTTTCTTCCCTGATATCACTCCTGTGGTGGAGCAGCACGCTAATGTGAACAATGTTCTCGAGCTTACTGTTCCCTACTACGGGCAGACCCGATGTCAGGTGTTAGGTACCAATGACACAGAGCTGAAACCTACAGCTCGTGCCGCATTCCGGATCCTATCGGCGTCCTCGACTGAGTCTACCATCTACGAGGCAGGAGCTGATGACCTCAGTTTCTTCTTCTTGGTTGGGCCCCCAGTCATGCGCTATACAGGGGCAGGTCGTGTGACCCCCCCGCTCCTCCAATGATTCCAAAGAGGTAAAATTTGAATCGATGTTTTCTCCAACGCGGTAAGGTCGCGCCCTGCTGTAATCTGGAGGCTCTCGGATGAGTTTAAAGGTCCGGTGCTAAGCACTTGAAAACGGAGCATACCGTTCTGCTTAATGAACGGGGGTGATTAGGGACAGTAACCCTTCCTACCCTGCTTATCTAAATGGGAAAGACTGTATTTCTGGTAGAAACCGGGCAGGATATCACCTGCGTGGAACCCCACCGAGGGGCTTATGCTATGGCTACGGCGGTAGTGACACGAAATGATGGCACATTCAACGTGCTAATCTTGACACAGATGAAAAACAGGTCGGGTACACGCACCCTCCGAAAGGTAAACGCAGCCGACTACCAGTCAGGTGTGCTACAACGCATCTGCCTGTCCTGTTGGGATGACCACTAGATCGATCTACTAGTGCCATGGCAATTGAATTGCATTGAATGAACATCCCACGGGGGTGAGTAGTTTTGTGTGATAATGATTTTGCTATGGTTTTCCCAATAGTTTATATGACGCTTCACAACCAGATCACGCCATAAGACCAGGCGACACCGCGCTCGG